GAGCTACAAAATCATTCACGGAACTATACGTGGTGTCTGTTAGGTTAGTAATTGTTTCTTTCACTTGATAAGCCATAAAATCTCCTAATTGTCTTTCTAATACTATTTATATATAATAACATGAACACATTAAAAATAAAAAATAAAAATCATTCTGTTATGCACATTGGCTGTGACTTCGGTATTGCTAATGAGCTTAGCGAGTTCTTTTCATTCTTTGTGCCAGGTTATAAGTTTATGCCAGCTTATAAGAACCGAGTATGGGATGGTAAGATCAGACTGTTTAATATTAACACAATGGAACTACCTGTTGGTCTATTTCCGTTTCTAAAAGAGTTTTGTAAGCCTCGGGGCTATACAGTTGAGGTAGAACATAATAACTACTACGGAAGACCTGATGCTCAAGTTGATATTAATCCGAATAATATAAAAGAATTTATAGATGGTCTAGAACTTACAGCGAGGGGTAAGCCTATTGAAATAAGAGACTATCAGTTTGATGCAGTGTGTGAAGGGTTACATCGGAAACGGGCAATTCTTATTTCTCCAACAGGCTCTGGCAAATCTCTTATTATTTACATCTTGATGAAGTACTATCTAAGTATGTTAAACGATTCTAGAGGGTCTAAAAAAGTTTTAATCATTGTACCGACAACCTCTCTTGTCGAGCAGATGTACAACGATTTTAAAGACTATGGCATGCTTGTAGAAAATAGCGTACATAGAATTTATTCGGGTAAGGATAAAGATAATATAAAAGGCGGTGTGGTTGTTAGTACTTGGCAGTCAATTTATAAGCTTCCTCCTCAATGGTTTGAACAGTTCGGCGCTGTAGTAGGTGATGAGTGTCATGGATTTAAATCTAAGTCTCTTACAACTATTATGAATAAATGCAAAGAGGCAGAGTATCGATGGGGTACAACCGGTACACTTGATGGATCACAGACGCATGAACTTGTTTTACAGGGCCTTTTTGGAAAGATATATAATGTTACGACCACAAAGAAACTGCAAGATGAAGACACGCTTGCTAAACTTAAGATCACAGTACTGCTACTTAAACACCCACTCGAAGTACGTCAAAATTGGGGTAAGCAAGATTACCAAGCAGAACTGGACTATATTGTTCGAAACGATTCTCGCAATAATCTCATTAGCAATCTTGTTCTGGATCTGGATGGTAATAGCCTTGTACTTTTTAACTATGTAGAGAAACATGGTAAGCCACTATTTGATCTAATACGGGGTAAGGCACATGAAAATAGAAAAGTGTTCTTTGTATCTGGCGAAACCGATACTAGTGATAGAGAAGCAATTCGGAAGATCGTTGAAGGACAGAAAAATGCAATTATTGTTGCTAGTCTGGGGACTTTCAGTACTGGGATTAATATTCGCAATTTACATAACATTATATTCGCTTCTCCTTCTAAATCGCAAATTAGAGTCTTGCAGTCCATCGGTCGCGGGCTTCGAAAGAGCGACAATGGAGAAACTGCGGCCTTATACGATATTGCCGACGATTTGCACTGGAAAGGTAGAAAAAACTATACGTTAGAACATTCTGCTGAAAGAGTTAAAATGTACGTTAAACAAGAATTCAATTATAAAATTTATGAGGTAGATCTAAAATGAGCGACGTTAAACAACTTAGATTAATAAGCGGTGAAGAACTACTTTGTGAGATTATTGATGTTCAATGGGACGAACAAGTAGGAGAAGAATCATTTGTGATGCGCGCGGCTTATACGTTAGTCTCTCAAGAAGACTTTGAAAATGGTTATAGATACTATACATTTAGACCGTTTATGATGCATATACATGATCCATCCCACGTATTAGTATTAAACTCTGCTGCGGTCATTTGTCTAACCAACCCTCATCAGACTGTAATAGATCAATATATAAAACATATGCAAGTATTTCGTAATGAAGAAAGAGAAAGAATAGAAAAGCAACAAGGTGATATGTTAGAGCAGATTTTGGCTGAAGATGAAGACATACTGGAAGAGCTTTCTAAGGTCGTAAAGCTTAAGCCAAAGCCTAAATTACACTAACAGTACTATCCCTCCTCTAAAACCTCTTCTTATTATACCACCATAACTACAACTTGTAAACCATATAAACGCACAATATTTAAAATAAATAAGTGTACAATCCTCAGAACCTATGATAAAATAGGTAATATATGCTAGGAGTATATCATGAAACCAAAAGATAGACCTCATTACGTTAACAACCGTGAATTTAGTCAGGCAGTAGTTGATTATGTAAAAACTGCAAATGATGCTGCTAAGGCAAATAAAGAAATTCCAAAAGTTACGAATTATGTTGCAATGTCGTTTATGAAGATTGCTGAAGGACTTTCTCATAAGTCTAACTTTATTCGATACACGTACCGCGAAGAGATGGTAATGGATGCAGTAGAGAACTGTCTGAAAGCTATCGGTAACTATAACATTGAAGCAGCTACACGATCTGGTAACCCTAATGCTTTTGCATACTTTACACAGATCTGCTGGTATGCCTTTCTTCGACGCATCGCGAAAGAGAAAAAGCAACAGGACATCAAGATGAAGTACATCGCACAGAGTCCTTTCGAGGAATTTGCTATCGGTGGTGAAGCCGATGAAGCTTCTATTACTGCAGCACATATGTTTGTCGATCAACTTAAAAGTAAAATTGACCAACTAAAAGAGAAAGACACTATTATTGATGGAGTAGTTAAGGATGAAAAAAAGAAAGCTCGAAAGAAAAGAGATGCTGCAGCCAACAGTACAGATTCCGATCTCGGGGAGATCTTTAAATGAAGGTAGCTATTATCAATGATACTCATGCTGGTATTCGCAATTCTAGCGACGTATTTATCAATAACTCGGAGAAATTTTACAGTGATGTATTTTTTCCTTATCTTCTGGCTAACGATATTCGCCGCATCATTCACCTTGGCGACGTCTTTGATAACAGGAAATTTATTAATTTCAGGAGTCTTAACAGGTATCGCAAGTCGTTTCTTACTAAGCTAAGAGAGCACGGCATGCACATGGATGTTATTCCAGGCAACCACGATACATTCTTTAAGAACACCAATGAGCTAAACGCATTAAAAGAACTTCTTGGTCATTACATGGGCGAGATTACTATTCATATGGATCCCACTGTACTAAACCTAGACGGGTTTAACTTTGCGTTGCTTCCTTGGATCACTCAAGATAATCATGATCGATCTATGGAGTTTATTCAGACTTGTAAAGCAGATTGGCTTGGTGGTCACTTAGAGCTAAAAGGCTTTGAGGTTATGCGTGGTGTAAGATCTCCACATGGCACAGACCATCGGATCTTTTCACGATTTGAAAAAGTATTGTCAGGCCACTTTCACACTGGTTCCGAAGAAGAGAATATTAAATATCTTGGTACACAAATGGAATTCTTCTGGAACGATGCGCATGATGAGAAAGGCTTTCATGTCCTCGATACATCTACACGTGAGCTAGAAAAGATCGTAAACCCTCACACGCTATTTGAGCGTATCGTATATGATGATGATAAAATAGATTATAGCATGTATGATACAAGCCATCTTGATAATAAATTTGTTAAAGTAGTGGTAATTAATAAAAAAGACCTATTTACATTTGACAGATTTTGTGATAGAATACAATCACAGAAGATTCACGATCTATCTATTGCAGAGAACTTTAGCGAGTTCTTAGGCGAGAATGTAGATGATGAATCTGTGTCAGTAGAAGATACAGCAGATATGCTCGATACTTATGTCGAAGCAGTTGATACTGAATTGGATAAGGATAAACTCAAAGTGAATATGCGTAATCTATTAGCTGAAGCACAGGCTCTCGAGGTAGCATGATATATTTTAAGCAACTACGATGGAAGAATTTTATGTCCACTGGTGATCAATGGACAGAGGTAAACTTAGCTAATCATAAGTCTACTCTGATTGTAGGCCAAAATGGTGCAGGTAAATCTACTATGCTAGATGCTATGGCATTTACTCTATTTGGTAAACCGCACCGTAATATTAATAAACCCCAGTTAGTCAATTCTATTAACAATAAGAATTGTCTTGCTGAGATCGTGTTCTCTGTAGGCAAAGCAGAGTTTAAAGTTGTTCGTGGTATCAAACCTCAGATCTTTGAGATCTGGAAAAATGGTACTATGATCAATCAAGATTCTCATGCCAAAGAGTACCAGAAGATCCTCGAACAAAACATCTTAAAGCTAAATCATAAAAGCTTTCATCAGATTGTTGTTCTTGGCAGTTCCTCCTTTATTCCGTTTATGCAGCTCAGTGCACAGCATCGTCGCGATGTTATCGAGGATCTTCTGGACATTAACGTTTTCTCTAAAATGAATTCTATTATAAAAGAGAAAACCTCAGTACTTAAGGAAAAGCAAAAAGATATTACATACCAGCTAGAGCTTAAGAAGAATGGGATAGATTCGCAGCGCAAATACATTCGTGATATTACAGCTATGAATGAGGAAAATATTAATGAGAAGAAAGCTAATATCGTTGAGCAAGAGTCAGAGATTGAAGAGTTGCAAAACGCAAATGCTGAAGCATCTGCATATGTTGAAGCAGAAACCGACAAAACAGAAAAAGCTCTTAAAGCCTCGCACAACCGCAAACAATCACTTCTACAATATAAAGCCGATTTTTCATCTTCCATTAAAACGGTGGTTAAAGATGCAAAGTTCTACGAAGAAACTGCAAACTGCCCTACGTGCGAACAGGAAATACCCGAAGAACTACGTCAAACCAAGCTACAAGCCGCAAAGGAAAGAGCCGCTTCTTTACGAGATGGTATTGAGAAAGTAGAACAAGAAGCTACCTTAGTGTCTGATGATATTAGCATATTCACAGAAGCTGCTGGTCAGATTAGAGAGAAGCAGTCTGAGATCAATAATAACAATCAAACTATTAAACGTCTTCAGAAAGGTATTAAAGTATTAACCGATGATATTACACGGCTTTCTTCGCGAACAGGTGATCTTGCACTTGCGAACCAGGAATTGTCTCAGATGATTCAAGAGAAAGACGAGTACATGGAACAACGTCTTATTCTAAACGAAGAGTTTGCATATAACTCTGTTATGAGTGAAATGCTAAAGGATACTGGCATTAAGACTAAGGTTATTAAACAGTATGTGCCTATTATCAATCAACTTGTAAACAAGTATTTACAAACACTTGATTTCTTCGTGCATTTCAACTTAGATGAAAGCTTTCAAGAAACCATCAAGTCACGCCATCGTGATGCATTTACATACGATTCATTCTCTGAAGGAGAAAAGCAACGAATTGACCTAGCACTACTATTTACATGGCGTATGATTGCTAAGATGAAGAATTCTGTTGCCACTAATCTATTAGTACTAGACGAAACATTCGATAGTTCTTTAGACCACGATGGTGTAGAAAATCTAATGAAGATCTTATACTCCCTCGATGACGACACAAATGTATTTGTAATAAGTCACAAAGGCGAGATTCTCGATAACAAATTCCAGAACAAGTTAGAGTTCTTTAAAGAAAAGAACTTTAGCAAAATGAAAGATTGGGGTTTACAAGCCGCGTAAATTATGATAGAATACACCATATAATGAAAAAGGATGAGCTATGAAACTAACAGAATATACCACACAGGTATTAAAGAACTTCTCTGCAATCAATAGTAACATTGTGTTTAGTGCTGGTGATACGATATCAACTATCTCAGAAGCACGTAACGTTATGAGTACAGCTACAATTGATCAGCAGATTCCATCGGACTTCGGCATCTTTGACCTTAACGAATTCCTTGGTGTTCTCTCTCTTGTAGATGAACCACAAATGAAGATCGAAGAGAAATATGCTGTTGTTGGTGATACAACAGGTCGTAGTAAGATTAAGTATTTCTTTACAGACATCGATATGCTTACTACACCAAAGCAGAGTCAGCTTGAAAAAGCTCAGGCTTTCACCAACTTTGAAGTAAACTTTACTCTTGATCAAGATACAATGAATAAAATCAAACGTGCAGTAAGCGCGCTTGGACATAAAGTAGTATCTGTTACACCAAGTAACGGAGCTATTGCATTAACAGTACTTGATCCAGAGAATAGTACTTCAAATACATTTAGTATTGAAATTCCTGGTACATATGAAAGTGAAAGCTTTAACTTCACTTGGAATATAGAAAACCTGAAGATACTTCCTGGCGATTATAATGTCCAACTATCTTCTAAACTAATGTCTAAATGGGTACATACAGAAGCAAATGTTACCTATTGGATTGCTATTGAAAAATCATCAACATACGGAGCATAGAATATGAGTGATCAAATTAGAGATATTGCAGCACGAGTCGGCCGAAGCACAGTTGCTGTTATCGACACTGTTGTACAACGCGGTGGATTTCGTGGCGAAGAGCTTACCACCATTGGCCAACTGCGTGATCAGTGTGTTCAAATGCAAGCACTTTGCGAACAAGCCGAACTCGACAAAGACGAAGAATAAGGGGTTTACTTTCACTCCAATATATTATATAATGCTACTATCTTGAAACGGAGTTAATATGTCAAAAGACTTTCTATGGTGCGAAAAGTATCGCCCTAAAACTATATCTGAATGCATTCTACCAGTAGACATGAAAGATACCTTTCAGAAGATGGTAGACAGTGGTAATCTACAGAATATGTTATTTACGGGTACTGCTGGACTCGGTAAAACCACAGTAGCAAAGGCATTGTGCAATGAGCTTGACCTAGATTATATCGTTATCAATGGATCTGAAGAAGGTAACATTGATACCCTACGCGGTAAGATCAGGCAGTTCGCTTCAACAGTATCTTTCTCAGGTGGCTACAAAGTAGTTATCTTAGATGAAGCTGACTATCTCAATCCTCAATCAACTCAGCCTGCACTACGTGGTTTTATCGAGCAATTTTCAGATAACTGCCGTTTCATTCTCACTTGTAACTTTAAAAACCGTATTATTGAACCACTACACTCTCGTTGTGGAATATACGAATTTAATACCACAAAAGATATTATGGCAACTTTAGCTGAATCGTTCATGGGTAGGTTAGCACAGATCTTAAAGAATGAGGAGGTCAAATATGAAACTAAAAACGCTGCAGATATCATTATTAAATATGCTCCGGACTGGCGGAGAGTACTTAACGAAGCACAACGTTCTAGCACGGGTGGGAGTCTCAGCAATGGTGCTCGGATGGTGGGTGTTGGCGATTCTTACAATGTTTTATTCACCGCATTAAAAAGCAAAGACTTTAAGTCTATGCGCCGATGGGTGGTTAATCATATGGATGTAGATACGTCTGCTATCTTTCGAGGAATATATGATCAAATGAATGATAAGATCCAGCCACAATCTATACCACAACTTGTTCTTATCCTTGCTGACTATCAGTATAAAGCAGCATTCGTCGCTGACCATGAATTAAACCTAGTAGCTTGTATGACTGAAATTATGACAGAGGTCCAAATACAATGAAATTTATAATTGGATTAATAGTTTTATGGCTACTTATTTACAATGATGCACAGCTTTTCAGAGTACTGCATTCCGCAATAGTAGGAGTATTAAGTTGAATACAGACGACTCAATCATATATGACTTTGAAACCTTGGCACAGAATCCATACGATGGAGTGGTAGTTTCATTTGCTATGATGAACTTTGATAGAAGTAGATTTGAGAATAATCCTTATACTTATCAGGAGCTAGTAGATTCTACCTCTTATATCAAGTTTGACGTAGCTGAACAAGTAAGTCATTATAACCGTAAAATTGAACAGGGTACTTTAGATTGGTGGAGCAAGCAAAATGCTACAGCGCAAGCTAAAATTGCTCCTAGTAGTGATGATGTATCTATTTCAGAATTATATAAATTCTTTATGATAAATAGAACTGAGGACCGAGGTCCATATAAGTCAAAGATATATACTCGTAGAAACACATTTGATCCGATGTTTATGACGTCAATTATGAAAGCTACAGGTAACCCAGAACCATACGCTTGGTGGGACATTCGTGATACCATTAGTTATATTGAGGGTCTAGTACATCCTCAAAATATTAGAACTGATTTTATACCAGAAGATCTAGAGGAACACTTTGTAGCGCATGACCCGTGTCATGATATTGCAATGGACGTAATGCGCATTCAAACTATTATACAAGCTATTGTAGCTATTTAGGGGGATTATATGCTAAAACTATATACCACAAACAATTGCTTCTATTGCAAGACCCTAAAGAAAAATCTAAAGAAATGGGGCTACGAGTTCGCAGAGTTTAATAATACTGCAGATCCTACTGTATCTAGGTTTATGGAGTCTTATGGTCATAAAACCTATCCACAGCTTTATTACGATGGCACTGACGTTCAACGCGGTTCTTCTACAGAATTAACACAAAAGCTATTAACCCAACGTGTCAACGAGCTTCATTGGCCTGGTAAAGACGGCGGTATAGATTAGATGAATCCTTTTGAATATGTGAATGCTATTAACACTAGCAAAAAAGATATTATGATAGATGATATAGCCGAAAAGGCATATCTTGCTTTTACTACCAATCGTTCATTATCTTACTTTCAAGATACAGTACTTGCTGCAAACGAGATGAATACCAAACACCATATCGACAATAAACTACAATTTCATTTTCTTATAAATATAGTCAGGAAGCGAAAGCGCTTCTCCAAATGGAATAAACCTGAACTGGTTTCTGACGCTGATGTGGTAAAAGAATATTATGGCTATAGTAATGAAAAAGCTAGACAAGTCCTACCACTCCTCACGCCCGACCAGATAAAGAATTTGAGAGAGAAGGTATTTAAAGGTGGTAGAAGAAATAAATAATAATGTCCAGTGGACACCACATGACATGCTAGAAGTCATATTGGATCAGCCCGATGACTTTCTAAAAGTACGTGAGACACTTACTCGTATAGGCGTAGCATCTCGCAAAGACAAGAAACTATTTCAATCTTGTCATATACTACACAAACAAGGCAGATATTTTATCGTGCATTTCAAAGAGTTGTTTCTCCTTGATGGCAAGAAATCTAATCTAGAACTGAATGATGTGCAGCGTAGAAATACTATTTCTACTTTACTAAGCGACTGGGGTTTAATTAAGCTTGCAGTTAAAGAAAGCTTAGAATGCGCGCCATTAAGACAGATTAAAATTATTCCATTTAAAGAGAAAACACAATGGGAACTATGTCCTAAGTATAACATAGGTAATAAGTAGATATATTATAACGACATACCTTTTTAGGTATAAATACCCACGGATGCGGAATGTTCCGATCCACACTTTAATCTTGCTTGTACAAAGGAGATAACCATGACAGGCTTACACACACTATTTCCCCGTTCATCTTTTGTGGGATTTGACCACTTGTTTAACGAACTAGAATTTACCGCTAAACATGCTCAAGACCATTACCCACCGCATAACATTATTAAGGCTGGTGATCAAGAATATCTGATTGAACTTGCAATTGCTGGTTTTTCAAAAGATGAAATCAATGTAGAGGTCAAAGACCGAACACTGACTGTAACGGGTGAACATAAATCTAAAGGCAGAGAGTTTATCCATCGTGGCATTTCGACAAAGAAATTTAAGCGAACCTTTAGGCTGTCCGAACACGTAAACGTAAACGGAGCAGATATTCAGGATGGCATCCTGGCAATTGAATTGCAGTATGTTATTCCAGAAGAAATGCGTCCTCGTAAAATCAATATTGGTCAAACGAGGAATCAAAATGACAACACACATTCTAGCAGTAAGCAGCTACTTAACGAGTCCAATTGAGGTAGTATTATCCTTTATTGGTTCATTCTTTGTAGGAACATTTAACTTAGTAAAAGGTCTTGGTGCAAGTTACATCAGGGCACGAAACATTAGACGAACGGTCATAGAGCTAAATAAGCTAAAAGACCATGAACTAAGCGACATCGGCATTGGTCGAGGTGATATTTACGCTGTAGCGTCAGGTCAATCAGACCACAGACGTTATGACAAAACTATTAAAGCTGAAACTAATCCTAATCTGGAAGGTTCAGTATAATGGCAACAGCAGTTATGAATTTCGCCTTTAATCCTTTGTCAAGTTTCTGGGCTAAATGTATCCATACTTTTGAGATCGTAGGATACTCAAGAGCGGCAGCAGAATTAGCTCGCCGAGGACTTTACAGAGAATCTCAGCGACTCTATGAGCACGCTGCAGAGTTAAGAGATAATAAGTAACTATTAAAGTAAGGGCATTTTATTTTTGTGCCCTTACTAATCAAAGAATAATATATAGGATATAATATATAATGAAAAAAGTTCGTGATTTACCCGGTGTGGGCGTAGAGTATGCGCTTGACTTTAATACTATGTCTAGAGAAGAGATCAAAGAGTTTGGTAAACGTATCCCCCAAGACAATGTAATTCTTGTAAGGAATCAGAATCTTTCTGATGAAAAGGTATTAGAAGTTTGCGAAACCTTTGGTCGATGTTTAAAACCTAAACAATTTTTCATGCACGATAAAGTACCTGGTTTATTTAGGGTCACCAACGAAAGAGATGAAGACGGTGAGAAGACTGGATTGTTTGCCGACAAAGAACTAGATTGGCATTCTAATGGAAACGGAAGACCAAGTGGCAAGGAAGCATGTGTAGCACTTTACTGCATTAAACCGGGAACTGATAGCATTACTAGCTTCTGTGACACCAGACGAGCTTATAACGAATTACCTGACGATATCCGTGAAATTGTAGATGATGTTGAGTGTTTGTTTAAATTTGAAAACAATACATTCTATGAATTAGAGAAAGACGATAAAGAGCTTGTAATGTTTGAACAACATCCTAGTTTTGCGGATGGCGTGAATAAAAGTTTAGTGTACACTCATCCTTGGACAGGTGAAAAGGGCCTTTATTTTACATTTCATTATATCAGAGATATGTGGCGTAAAAGCAATACGCCTGTTGATGCTAAATGGCTTAAAGACTATCTTATGAATCATGTATTTCAAGAGAAGTACATCTATCATCATGATGATTGGCAACCTGGCGATTTCGTGTTTATGGATCAGTTTCATAGTATACATAAACGTAATGCAGTAAAAGGAGAAAGATTACTTTATAGACTTTCGTTTGATTATAAAAAGGTTTTTAACTAGTAATAGGATTTAAAAATGGCTAAATGGTCACAGACATCTTGGACACCAAAGGAAACAGATATGAAAGAACAATTGATTAAGGCATGTCGTATGCATGCTGAAGGCGATCTTGAGCGGGCAAAAACAAACATTATGGTTTATATGAATCAAAGTGTTGGTATTGGCGAGCACAGCGATATTGTAGAAGCTATCCAAGAAGAACTGGATAAAATGGCTGCTGCTGAAGATCGTATTGATATGCTATCAAAACACTTTTAATGAGCAATGGTCAGTCCAAATACGAAGTTTGAATTAGACGTAAGCGACATTGAATTAATTGAAGAGGCACTTAGTTTACTACAGCACCAACGCGCAGGGACAGTTGGCTTTGAGGTTCAATCTATAGAAGATCTTAAAGCTAAGATCTGGCATCAAAAACGGTGGTACAGACCAACAGGCGTATATATTTCTGGATAAATAGTATACTAAGGTATTTTTTATATAAATAGGCTTATAAAGCCACGGAAGGACAACACCTAATGTTCCATAACATGATCGAAAAAGCGGTTCATAAGAGCCAGCATTGTCAAAGAAATTGGGATCTTACTCAGCAAATTCCTGAAAAGGATATCAAAGTGATGGAGACTGCTATTACACAGTGTCCTTCAAAGCAAAATTATGCTTACTATAAACCATACATTATTACCGATCGAGAAAAGATCGAAAAAATTTACGACCACACAAGTGGATTTGGTAGAGGTAGAACGCCTCCTATTAGTAAAAAGAATTCTCAGGTACTTGCAAACGTACTTGTCGCTTTTGTTTCTGATAGTCAAGTAATGAGAGATAAGGTAACTAGAGAATTTAATGCTGTTGAGGCTCAAGAAGCTGGTCAAGAAACAGATGAACAGAGAAAACAAAGACAACTGTCAGTTGGTATCGCTGCTGGATATTTGAACCTTTCTTCTTCACTTATGGGCTATTCAACTGGTTGTTGTACATGCTTTGATGGAGACGGTGTCAAGGAAGTATTAGGTATTGAAGATGAAGTAATGCTTCTTATGGGCGTAGGCATAAAAGACGAAGATCGTCCTCGCAGAGAAAAACATGACGAGCCAGACTTTGTGTTTCCGACATTGCCAAAAGAAATAGAAGCCGTACGAGTAGCTTAATTTATTAATACAATATATACCCATGAGCCATATTAACATGGGAGTTTTTTGTATGTCTGAAGATAAGTTAAACATAAGTGAATTCGATTATATTATGGCCGCAGTGGCTGACTATACCATGGATCGTAACCTCGATAAAGGAATGTTCTGGGATATTATTAACCACGTTAATGATGGATATGAATTTTTAACTGCAATGGAGGCTCAAAGCCATTTAATGGAAATTGTAGAGAATCATAACATAATGAGAAAATATCATTATGACAGGGTGCCAAAATAAAGGTATACATTAGCTTCTCAATGTGGTATAATAATACTTGATTATGGAGGCAATATGACTTTTTACACAAACGTATCCCGCTACGGCAACAGTATACTTTACCGTGGCTACTTAGACAATGGTGCATCTGTTCAGCACAAATACAAATTTAGCCCAACTTTATATATTAAGAATAAAGATCTGCAAACGCCTACAGATTGGGTTACTATGCAGGGTGAATCAGTAGCACCCGTGAACTTCGACAGTATGGGTGACGCGCGTGACTTTGTACAGCAGTACGAAGGCGTAGCAGGCTTTAAGTTCTGGGGTAATACTAATTATATTCACCAGTTCATTACTGATAAATTTCCTCACGAAATCAAGTTCAATCGTAGCCACATTAACGTAGCTAATCTTGATATCGAAGTCCATTCAGAAGACGGCTTTCCCACGCCAGATGAAGCTGCACATCCTATCACAGCAATTACAATAAAAACATCGCGCAGCAGTGTGTATCATGTATTTGCTATGGGTGAATGGGATTATGATAAATCACCACTGCAGCATCTAC